GAAAGAGTCCAGTCTTTGCCGAGGTTGATCGTGGCTGCCATCTGGCCCTCTCGCCGGTGTTCATGCGGCCCGTGCCGCATCTGAACATCAGTCTACCGGTGCCGTCCGGTGTCAGAGTCCGCCGACCTTGAAACGATTGGCGAACTCCTTGGCGATCCGCCCGGAGTCGATGGCCTGCCGCATCGCGGGCCGCATGTAGGGCCGCTCTGGGTATGGGAACGTCTCTTGGAACCGCGTTCGCTCCCAGCGGTCCTTGCGCTTCGGCTCGCGGCCGATCCTCCAGTAGCCGATGATGCCGTTGCGGTAGGACCGCGGCCACCGCGGGATCCACGCCCAGCCCTGCATCGTCTCGCGGCCGCCGAACTCGTGCAGGCTGGCGAGCCAGGCCGCGGACGGCGATCCCTGCCCGACCACCACCGACTCGCTCGTTGGGTCGAAGGCGTACACGATGCCCGGCTTGTCGCGGAGGTTGCCGCGGTGCGTGTGCGGCGGCGTGCCAGGTGCCGACGGGGCCTTGGCCTGGATTTCCAGCAGCCGACGCCGCAGCTGGTTGGCCTGCCGCCGGTTGCCGCTGGCTTCGCTCATCCCGATCAGGTCGCGGATCGACTGGTCGGGGTTCTCCGTCATCACCTTGAGCTTTGGCTTGGCCATGCCCATCCGTTTGATCGAGCGGCGGGCGATCTGCATGACCACGGAGCCGGACCGATAGAGGGCCTTGTGCGTGGTCTTCGACATGGCGCTTTTGATCGCCGCCCGGTCGAAAAAATAGTTGTAGTCGATCCCGGCCGGGATGCCTGGAAACGCAGACGAAATGCCGGCCGTTGGATTGCTGAACGGGATCAGGGCCACGGCTCACCTCACGCGGACGGGGCGAGCTTGTTCATCGGCACCATGTACGTGACCTCGATCTGCGACAGGAACACGTTTCGCTCCTGAAGTGCCTCCACGTCGTAAGGCACCGGCTGGCCGATGTCGAGCCAGTCTGCCGCCTCCAGGTCCTCAAGCGGCAGCAGCTCGCTGCGGATCGCGTCGATGATTGCCTGGTTGAGATCCTCGAGGTCCTGGATCTCCTGCTCGCTGCCGACATGCTTGGCGATCACGATGCCGACCGTGAGTTCAAAGAAGTCAGCGCCGCGCGGTGCCTGTTGCCGCTGGTTGATCTGCACCGGCCCCGGCACCACACTGACCTTCAGCGTGCCCAGGTCGGTGAGGTCGTAGTCCGGCTTCCGCCGCCAGGCGGCTTCGATGGTCGAGAGCGTGCCCGGCCAGGAGTAGCCCGACAGGGCCTCCGCGAGCTTCTGCCCAACGAGCCGTTGGATGTGAGGGTCGGCTGGCATTTATTCCTCCACGCTTTCCGCCGGCAGCAACGCCAGCGCATCCGCCCACGGGATCACCTCGACGCTTGGCAAAAGCACCGACTGATCGGCCGCGGCCCACATACCGTGGAGCAATCCCCCCGGCATCACTTCCGTGAGAACGTCCCCGCAGAGCATCAGCCGCCCATCGGCCAGCATCCGCGGCATCGGCACGCAATTCGTATTGCCATGCTCCGCGTGCATTTCCGCGAGGCGGACGGCGAGTTGCGGAGAGAACACAAGCGCCAGCGCCTTCGCGTCCGCGTCACTGATCGGGAGGGTGATGTCTGCGAGCGTCATGCACGGCCCAATGCGGATTGGAAATCAGACATGGCAGAATTGAACGCACCAACCTGCGAGTCGGTCATGCCAAGGCCGACGCTGTATCCGCGAAGGCGCTGCGCAGAGTAGCCAAAAAAGGCTGTTCCGTTCCAACGCACAAATACAGTCATCGCAGTAGAAGGCAAGGCAGCAGAAGCAACCGTTGAGGTGTTTTCTGCCTTTTGCGTACTTCCGTTGTATAAGCGCATGCTTGAGAGTGACGTACGGGAGGCTGTCCACAAACCGCCAGAAACAGCCGCGCCGTTTGTGCTGGCAATCGTGTCGCGGACGAAGAATGTTCCTGACTGGCCTAAGAACGACTCAATTGCTGTAATTGGCGTTGTATTAGCAAACGCGCTTATCCAAAACCTCTCATTTATAACGGAGTTTGCTATTGAAACGGACTGGTACGAGTTGTTTGCTGGTTGCGTATATGCCGGCCAAATTGCAGACATATGCACGCTGTTTGTCGTCAGGCCAGCGGCGCTAGCGTCGAAGCCTGTGTTTAGATACTTAGACGATGCGTTGCCGAGTAACCCGTTGTTTTCGGCATAATCCCCACTGACAAACGGCCCCACGTTCGTATCGGTTGCGTTTCCGTATTGCGTCCCACCAAGCGACGGCCCGCTGTACAGCGGCACCAGGGCGGCGGCAAGATTCGACCCCGCGAAAATGCCCAAACGGTAGAACCGATCGCGGATGCCTGCTGCGTCGATGGAGTTGCACAGCGTATTAACCGCGGATGCCGTCACGGAACTGACTTGGCCTCCGTTGGCATAGACGCGGTTTATCCAATCCTGCGCGTCCGCGTTGGAGACTTGCGGGGCTAACGTGATGCCCCATTTTGCGGCTAGGTATTGCTCAATGCGTTGGCGCGCAAAAGCGTCAATCGCGGTTCCGTATTGCATTACTTCGCACACAACCCCAGACAGAAAATCGGAGTTTGGGCCGTTGCCAACTCTGTAAGTTACACCTGTTTGCCCGCGCCACAGTGCGCCGGCGCCTGTGAAGTTTTGTGCTGCCGAATGAACGGCGGCGCCGTTTAGTAGAACTATATGAGTGTTTGATGCAACGTTGATTGAATGGCCTAGCACAGTCAGCGCCGTTGTCGGCATGGCGCCGTTTATAATCGCCTCCAACCGACTGCCGCGAAAGTTTGCAGGGTACGACCTATCCGAGAACCTATCGCGGTGTGCGGCGGAGGCGGAATTGTGGAATACAGAATATGTTGAGTCGCTGTCTGGCCTAAACACAACAAACGATGCCGCGCCAGTTGTGTCGGCTAGGCCCGCATTGGCAACGCCGGAAAGCGTTAGTTGCGATGAAGTGCCGTTGAACCCGACAGCCGGCCTGCCGTTTACTGCTGCCGCCCTTGACGCGCGACTACTTCCCACGGATTGCGTAAAGTGCCGCCCGTTCCCGCTCTTGTCGCGCCACTGCCCCACCGGATCGCTCGTCGCCGTGGCCTGCGCGTGAACGCCAGAAATCCCCCACTTCAGCGCTAGGTAGGCTTCGACGCGGGCGCGGTCTGTCATTGAAAGAGCGGAAGGATACACAATCACTTCGGCAATCCAACCGTCAAGCGGCTCGTCACCAGTTGGCCCCGATCCTATCGACACGCTATCGCTATTTGTATCGCTGGTGCTGCCGTCAGTCAGGTACGAAGTGCTAGATGCCGAGAGCAAACCGTCGATATATAAGTAGGCATCGCTGCTTGAGTAAACGACCTGCCCTGTGAATAGTCGATTGCTAGTCGGCGTTGCGGTCGCTTGTAAAATTACAACCGCGTCTGCATCCGTTCGCCTGCCGTATAAACGGATGGCGCCAGGAACTGAAGCAATACCACAACGACTCTGGTTTGCCGATCCGCTTCGTGAGATCACTAGCAATTGCCGATTCGCCGCTGCATCATCTATAGCGACAGCCATCAGCACCGTTATGGCGCCAACATTCCGTGCGATGCTTTTGCTGGCTTCGTTTCCAAGCAACGTTTGCGCGCCGGTAAAGTCCAATACGTTTCTGCCGTTCTGCGACCGCGTGCCGGTTGTCGGCCTTGCGGCGCCCGTGCCGGTGAAGTGGCGACCGTTCCCGCTCTTGTCGCTCCACTGATCCACAAGGCCGCCGGTTGCTGTGATGCTTGACGCATCGCTCGCGTCCAGCCACAACGCGCACCCGCTAATATCCGTTGGCGCCGTCACCGCTGTGACCGGCCCCGCGTCCGTTGTGTAGAGCGTGGAAGTATCCGCACCGTCCAGCCAAAGCGCGAGGCCGGGAACGGAGCGCGGGTCGAACTGTTTCGCCCTAGTGATCGCGGTTTGCCACCGGCTCACAGAATCCTCCAGCGGCTAATCGCTGTGGAGTAGGTCAGCACTGCGGAGCCGCCATCGGCGGCCAAAACGTAATCGCCGCCCGTGGCGTTGCGGAAGCGATTCGCGGCCGTGCTGGACGCGGATTCGTGCTTGAGCGTAATAGCCGCGCCGCCGCTGGCGTTGACGTTGACCAGTAGCCGCAGCGCGCCGTCAACGGTGCCGGCCGCGAGGCCCGTAATATCGACGGCGGTGGTGGACGAAAGCCGCAACAGATCGCACACACCCGGCGCGTAGTCATTCTGCGAGGCCGACAGCGCGGACGGCGAAACGACCACCGGGGAAACGGCATCGCTGCCGCCGGTCTGGTGGCTGGACGCATGGGCGCCGATGCGGGCTGCGGCGAGCGTGCCGCTTGTCAAATCGCTCGCGTTGGTCGATCCGGCCGCGGCCCAAGTGCCATCCCCGCGAAGGAACGTCGTGCTATCGGCCGTGCCGCTACCCAGCCGCGCAGCGGCGACGGTGCCGCTGGTAATGTCGCTCGCCGCGTGAACGTGCGAGGCAGCGGCAACGTCGGTTCCAATGGCAACGCCGAGATTCGTCCGAGCGTCTGCGGCAGTTGCGGCTCCTGTCCCGCCGTAGGCGATGGCAATCGCGGTGCCCTGCCATGCACCGGCAGTGACCGTTCCCGCTGAGTTGACCAAAAACAGCGACGTGCCGACGAGGTTCCTGACGGACAGGCTCCCGGCCACCGTGCTCACGCCGCCAGCGCCAGCACTGACCGTGCCAGCGCTCACGGAACCGAACGATACTGCCTGGCCCGTTGCCAGTTTTGCGGCGGTCACGCTGCCGTCGGCCAGTTTCGCGGTGGTGACGCTGCCGTCCGTCGGCGTTCGAGCGTCTGACAGCCTCGCGTCGTTCCCGATGCAGACCGTGCTCGAAGTCGTGCCGGTCGGGATGCGGGCGATGTCCAGCGTGCCGCTCGCGATGTCTCCAGCCGCATGGGTGTGGCTTGCCGCAGCCTTGCCGTCGAGTGCCGTTTGCGTGGCGGTCGAGACGGGTTTATTGGCGTCCGACGTGTTGTCAACGTTGCCCAGGCCCACCATCGCCTTCGTGACGCCCGACACGGTCCCCGTGAACGTCGGATTCGCGAGCGGCGCCTTGGCCGCGAGGGCGGTCGTGACGGTCGAGGCGAAGTTCGCGTCGTCACCGAGTGCCGCCGCCAGTTCGTTGAGCGTGTCAATCGCTCCAGGGGCCGCATCCACGACCGCCGCCACGGCAGCCGTGACGTCGGCTGGAGTGGCCTTCTCGTCGAGGGCCGCCTGGAGGCCGACCGTGTCGGAGATGAAATGGTTGTGGGCCTGAGGCGGAAACGTCGTCGGCTTGCCGGTGATTGCAGTCCACGTCACTGGACCGACATCGCCGATCGTGACCACGACCTCGGCCC